TTTCACAGCAACGAAAAAATAAAAGACAAACTCGCGGCGATGCGGCAACCGGATGCCGTGCCGAAATGGGAGACGCCACGGGACGCGAGCAATGACTACAGGGCGCAGATGGTGGCCGAGATGAAGAAAGACATTGTGAACTCAAAAACCAAACAGGTTGAGACTCGGTGGGTGCGTATCGGCGGCAGGCCAAACCATCTTTTCGACTGCGAATGCATCGCGCTCGCGTCGGCAATGTTGGCGGGCGTCTTGCCTATTGGTTCTGAGAATTGACACAACCACCCAAACAATGGCACTTTCAAAAACCTTCTTCGGCCTTCCGCTCGCCACCCTGCAGGGATTGCAAGCAAAATACATTGCCTGTCTCGAAGCGATCGCTGTGGCGGGATCGAGCTACAGCATCGCAGGCCGCAGCTTCACGCGAGCCAACTTGAGCGAAGTCGCGCAGATGATAAAAGAACTCCAAGCGGCCATCGAGAACTCCACCGGCGCGAGAGTTAAGCGAACGGTGACGGCGTTCCCAACCCAGCTCCCATAAAAAACATGACACAAGACCTCATTACCAAGACGCTTGCAGTGTTCTCACCGAAGGCGGCGATGTCTCGCATGGTTTCGCAAGCGAAGCTTCGCAACTTCGGGCGGTTCGACTCGGCGCTCGACAGCACGAAGCGCGGCATCTCTCGCAATATCAGCGGAGCCGAAGACACCGCGGGCACCGCGGAGCGATACAAACTCATCCGCGCCGCGCGTGATCTCGCCGACAATTTCCCGCCGGTTCGTTCCTTGCTTCTCAAGTTCTCGACCTACGTCTCCGGGCGGCTCGCCTACCAAGCGCGCACAGGTGACCGCGATATCGACGAGCAGGTCGAACGGTATTGGCGCGAGTGGTGCAGGGACTGCGATTTTCTGCGTCGGCACGATTTCGTTACGCTCCTCCAGCTCGCCGTTATGGCAATGCTCCGCGATGGCGATTGCGGGTTCGCCATCGTCCGCGACGGTGAAGATTTGCGCTTGCAGTCGGTCGAAGCTGACCGCATCGGCTCGCCCTACAATCGAACGATTGACTCGGACGTTTACATCGGCGGCATCAATTTGGACGAGTATGGCAGGCCGGTGAGTTATCAGGTTTTTGTTCGAAACATTTCGAACCAATACATTGAGCCAACCGATATTCCTGCGAGCGAATTTATTCACCTGTTCGACGCGACGCGGCTTGACGAATACCGCGGTCGCTCGGCATTCGCCACGGCGCTGAATGCAACGCGTGACTTGCAAGAAGCACTCAAAGCCGAAATCTCTGCAATCAAATTTGCCAGCTACCAGACCGGCGTGATCGTCTCCGAGAATGGTGGCGCTGATGCCAGCGACTACTTCTCGTCGAGCGGGGCGAACGATCTCGGCCAGCGTGCAAAACTGGAGAACGTCGATCCCGGCACGATGAACTACCTGTCTCCAGGAGAAAAAATCGAGATGTTCAAGTCCGATCGTCCCGGCGGAGCGTTCGGCGAGTTCGTGCGTCTCGTTCAGTCTCACATCTGCATGTCGGTAGGATTGCCTTACGGGTTTGCTTTTGATGCAGACAAGTCAGGCCCGATGGCGCGGATGGAAGCTGAGATGGCGGAGCGCACGTTTGCACGGTGGCGTAGGTTGCTGGAGTCTCAATTTCTGGACCGTATCAAGAATATCGTGCTGCTCGACGCGGCTTCTCGCGGATTGATTCCAGATAGCGAGTATTTGCTAGACGGACGCTGGGGATGGCCAAAGAAGGCTAGTATCGACTACGGGCGCGAAGCTCGCGCTGACATCGACCTTTGGAAGGCGGGCTTGAAAACCGCTGCGCAAATTTACACCGAGCAAGGCGAAGATTACGAAGAAGCGTTTCGATCAAGAGCGAAGGAAGCGTCGCTTATCGTCGAGCTTGCCGACGCCTACGAAGTCCCACCGCAATACATCTCGGATTCGGTGCCGATGCCAAACAGCAGGGAAGCGCAACCGGCAGGAGCGCCAGAAATAGAAATTCCAGAAGCAGCGCAAGCCGCCCCACCCGCGCCAGCACAAGCGCAGGCGTCGTTCGAAGAGTCGTATAAGCCGACACAAGGCATGATTGCCGAAGCGAAGAAGGGTTTGGAGTGGAGAGCAAAATACGGTCGCGGCGGAACGAATATCGGAGTGGCTCGTGCTCGCGACATCAGTAACGGCAAGAACCTGTCGGAAGATACCGTCAAGCGAATGAACTCGTTTTTTGCAAGGCACGAAGTCGATAAAAAAGGCGAAGGGTTTGAACCCGGCGAAGACGGGTTCCCATCCGCCGGGCGTATTGCTTGGGCGCTGTGGGGCGGAGACGCTGGGCAGGTTTGGGCGGCAGATAAAGCTAAGGGAATGAAGTTGGCGACTCGCCCAGAGCGCAAGCACTTGGCCATCGCCATACGAGACGCGCACGGCCACTTTCAGGGCATCGAGCATCAAACGGATCTCGTTATGCCGTCGCCAGAGCGGCGCGAAGAAGAAGAAGATTTTATTGATCGGTGCATGGTGCATCCAACGATGGAGAGCGAATACAACGACATCGACCAGCGGCTCGCCGTCTGCAACACTCAATGGAAGGGAATAACTAAATGATCGCACAAGGCATCGCACTCGAAGCAAAGCGCCAATTTTTGATTGGCATGCACCAACCAACCGACACCTACAAGCTCGCCCTCTACACCAAGCGCGCAAACATCGGGCCGGCCACCGAGCACTACACCGACGAAGGAGAAGTTAGTGGCCAAGGCTACACTCGCGGCGGGATCACGCTCGCCGGGTTCAGGGCTGAAATGGTCGGTAAGAACGCGGCGATCACGTTTAACGATGCTAAGATCGACCGAGCGACATTTACGGCACACGGCGCGATTGTTTACAACGCCAGCAAAAACAACTCGGTGCTCTGCACTTTGAACTTCGGCAACGACAGACCTGTTTTCGACGGCGCGTTCGAGATTCGCTTTCCACAACCTAACGAAAATTCTGCTCTGATTTTATTCGCATGATTGGCAGTAATATATTTCAGCCCTCTACTGCCGCCGGCGGCACGAAGACCTATGCGGTTTTTACGGTTCGAGATAACCAACCGCCAGCGACAGCATTTGCCACGCTCGATACGCGAAACAGCGTTGCTGTGCTTGATTTCGATGCAACGACCGACGAGTCCGCTATTTTTCTCGGCATCATCCCTGAAGCTGCATCGCTCGGCAGTGGACTCAAAATTCGTCTAGCCTGGACAGCTACAGCCGCCACATCGGGAGCTTGCGTGTGGGATGCCTCGCTGGAGCGAATGAACACCGATATCGACTCAGACTCATTTGATACCATTGCCAGCGTGACCACTACCACAAACGGAACGAGCGGAGTGCCGAATTATTCTGAGATCACGCTAACCACCATCGACTCGGTAACTGCTGGAGATGGGTTTCGGCTTAAGATCAACCGCGATGCGAACAACGGAAGCGACACCATGACAGGCGATGCCGAACTCATCGCCGTCGAAGTAAGGAGCGCGGCGTAATGGCTTACGAATTAAACGGCACAACGCAGTATCTTTACACCACAAGCGTTCCTGTATCAACGCTTCCAATTTCAATATGCGCTTGGTTTTACCCCGACTCATTAAATGGGTATCATCTTTTAGCTGGCATTTCTCAAGGAACTGGAGGGGCAGTATTTTCACTAGACGCGCGTGGCGGCGATGCGGGCGATCCAGTGGCAGCAAGCGATTTTCGCGGCAACCAATATCGAAGTGCTGCAACGACAGTCCCATATGTTACAGGACAATGGCAGCACGGAGCAGCTATTTTCACTAGCAATACATCGCGGACAATTTATTTAGATGGTGGAAATTCGGTGACAAATACAGTATCTGCTTCCGGAACCCCAACTTTTAATAAAGTCGGAATTGGAATTTATTTTAATGGTGCTGGCTCGCCATCTAGCTATTTGGATGGGCGCATAGCAGAAGTCGGCATCTGGAACGCCGCCCTCACCGCCGCCGAAATCGCCTCCCTCGCAAAAGGCATGACCTGCGACAAGGTGCGTCCGCAGTCTCTCGTCTTCTACGCCCCCCTCGTCCGCGACCTGATCGACCAAAAAGGCGGACTCGTCATCACAAACAACAACGCCGCCACCGTCGCCAACCACACAAGAGTATATGCCTAATTTTTACAGCCGAACTACTCCATCCGACCTCCGCGATCTACCGCAGGGGCTGATCGACACGTGGATCGAAGTGGACAATCCCAAGCTCCAAGAGTGGATTCTTGCACCATCCAAACCCTCACCGGACGCAGTGTGGGGCGACGGCGAGTGGGTCATCCCACCTGCTCCAACATGGACAGCGGAATCGTGGCTCGACCACGAAGGCTACGGCGCGATGCGCCTTCTCGCCCTGCTCGACCTAGAGAGCAAGTTCGGGCAGCAAGCGCCACCGAAAATGCAAGCTGTCCGCGCATGGATCAACTCGATCCTCGCTCAATACGCAGAGACAAAAAGCGACTGGCAACCAGCGCCTCACACATTTGAATCAACCATGCAGGAGATCGCACAACAGGAAATCGCATAATGGCAAACGAACTAAACACAGCACAGGCAACCAGCGGGCTGAGCATCACGGCGCAACTTTTCAAAACCGGAATCACGGTTGGTTCGCCAATTACTTGTGGCGAAGTTAGCACGACAAGATTTTATTCTGGCAACATGCCAGCGATTACAGCTGGCACATACCAAGTCGTTTTCTACGACACCGGCATTACGCCGCTATCGAGCGGAATCGTGGCATGGAACGGCAGTGCCGAGATTCTGGTGAACGATCTCTCCACCGCTACCACCGCAGGCATCGCAGATGCCGTCTGGGATGAAGTTCTCAACGGTGCAACGCACAACGTCGCAAGCTCGGCAGGCCGCAGGCTTCGCATTCTTGACGACGAGCGTATCATCACCGACGGGCAGGTTGTTGCCGCAGCAGCGAGCACCGTTACTCTTGAGCCGGTTGGCACGCTGTGCGTGGGGCAGACGATCGTTGTAACCGATCAGGATACAGGCGACAAACAGGTGCGGTTTATTTTGATCTACGACACCGGCACGAACACGGCAACCGTTGACTCTCCTTGGTGCAACATCCCAACCGCAGGCGACGAGTATCAACTCACCACAGTTCGCGATCCGCTCATCACCCGCAACAACCATCCCGCAGGGACTCTCGGTTCAGAGATCGACGAGATGTATTTGATCCACGGACTCAAAGACGGCGAAGCTCTCACCGTCACTCCGACGAGCCGCACTGCCGGTGCCATCGCGCAAACGATCAGCGGTGACGGCACAACAACGACCACCGTCTCTCGCGACTAATGACGATCTTGACCAGCTTGCTCATTGCTACGCAGGGCTTGCTGCCAAGCCCAACACCGCTCTCGATCGGCACGCAGGGTTTGCTTCAAACACCGGGCGGTCCACCGCCCCCACCGCCAGTAATCACTCCCGACCAAAGCGGCAACTTTGGCAGGTTCGGACGATACGAAAAATCACCAGTCATCGTCCGCGTCAACGGAGTTGTTGCTAGGATCGTCGGCTCGTCGGTCGAGATTCGCATCTCCGCTTGCATAACCAGCCCAGGCACGCAGGCGTGCATCGGCCTGCAGGCACCGTCGCAACATATCGGTGCGACCACCGATATAATCGGCTGCACGCATAATCTCTCTGCATCCCGAATCAAGCCGCAAATCTCAACCGCATTTGAACTCGTGGGCTGCATCGAAGAAAATGAAGCCGAGATTCGTGCGCTCGCACAGGCAGCACTAGAGCGGTTCATCTTAGATTCCGAAACATTTTCTTGACGTCGGTTCCAGCTCTAGCGACACTTGCGCTCTCCCGTGGGATTCCGCTCGGCATGTGTCGAGATCGCCGGTTGTCGAACTAATTAGAAAAAGGGGGAGGCAACTAGCGGCGGGAGACCTTCCCTATTTTGACATCCGCGCCACGGCATGGATATCATCGAAGGCGTCTCAATCATCAGCGTGGGCGAAGCGCGTGGGCACGACATGTATGTGGACATGCAGACCCTGCGCGAAGTTAAGGCTTGCGCAGAGGAGTATAAGGGCGGAGTCAAGGTCAACCTCAACCACGGTGCTGATATCGAAGGCATCGTGGGCTACGCAGACAATTTTCGCATCGTCGGCGAGAAACTTCTTGCCGACATCAATCTGCTCAAGTCATCGCCGCATCGCGAGTATGTTTACGAGATTTCTGAGAAGCTTCCCGACGCGTTCGGCGTTTCGATTGAGTTTGCTGGGCCGCTCCGCGAGATAGACGGCAAGCGGTTCGCGAGTTGCGAAGAGTTGTTTGCCGCAGCGATCGTGCAGACCCCGGCAGCTAACGCCACAGGATTGTTTTCGTTCCAAGCACGGGCTTCGCGAGTTGACAAATTTTCCCAACAAATGGAAGACGCACCCAAACCGGAACTCGAAAACGGAGAAGACGAGATTAGCATCGCTGATATCGTTTCTCGCTTGGCCGCCCTTGAAACCGCCTTCGGCGATTACAAGAGCAAAATGGAGGAGATGCCTAAAGAAGAGATGGCTGAAGAGAAAAAGGACGAAGAGAGCGCAATGGCTGCTCAGTTCTCCGCTCTCAACTCGAAGCTTGACACGGTGATTAAAACCTTCGGAGCCGCTCCCATGAAAGGTTCCGCCGCTGCCGTCGGTAAATCCGACGAAGCACTCGATCTCAAGAAAGTGATCGAGAAGAAAACCGGCGAACTCGGTAGCCGCACCGCCGCTATCAAATTCGCAATGAATAACCACCCCGCCGAATACATCGCACTCCGCGACTCCAATCAGCTCAATTTCTAAATCCCACTATATGGCTACACAAATCGACAATTCATTTCGCAGTCTCTCGTTCGCTTCGGCGATCTCTGCGAACACCCTCGTCCGCATTAGCGGAGACAATGCCGGAGCCGCTCTGGTAACCGCTGGCGAAGCCATCGGTGTGACTCAAGAAGACGTCGCCGCCACCGGGGTCGGTGCGGTCAAACTCTTCGGTCCAACTCAATTTGGGATCGTATCCCCAGGCCCAGTCACAGCGGGATCCAACGTATTCGCCACCACCGGCGGAGTGATCGTTGGCACGCTTGTTACATCCGGCCTAACACTCGGCACCGCCATCAACTCTGGCACAACCGGCGACATCGTCGAATACGCGGTCAAACTCTAATCACCCACTACTATGGTATCCTCTACTACAATTCGCGGAGACATCGCACAGGCCGTTTACGAAGGCCGCTCCAACAAGCAAAACCTTTTCATCGGCGCAGAAGTGATGCCGATCTACGTGGCCGATATTCGCTCGGGCGAGTATCTCAAAATCAATCTCGGTCAGTCCGAAGCGTTGAACGACGATGCCACCAAGATCGCCGCAGGCAGCGCCTATCCCCGCGTGTCCCGCAAGTTCGTCTCGGACACTTTCGCAACCACCGAATACGGTCTTGAGGAAGTTCTGCCCGACGCAACGCAGCGTGATCTCGCTCGTTTCCTGGACGTCGAAGTTGCGGTCGCCGACATGCTTCTCAGCCAAATTCAAATTGGCCACGAAGCTCGCGTCGCTGCTCTCACCTACGCCGCTAACGGCATCACCGCTATCTCAGGCACCGGCGCAACTGCCGCCTACTCCGAAGCGAATATCACGACCTTCGATCTTCCCGCTGACGTTGCCGCTGGCAAGTTGGAGCTCGCTAAATACGGCGTGCTTCCAAACACGCTGGTGCTCTCGGCCACACTGTTTGAGCGCGTTCGCCGCTCGACCAAAGTTCAAAACCAAATGTTCGGCGTCGTCGCCACCAACTCGACTCGCTTGCTCTCCGAGCAAGAAGTTGCTCAGGCGGTCGGAGTCGATCAGGTTCTCGTCGGTCGCGCTCCTAAAAACAGTGCGAAAAAAGGTCAGAGCTACAGCGGATCGTTCATCTGGGGCGACAGCTACATCGCTCTCGGCTACGTGGCTGGTGGCGAGTTTGCCGCTGGCGGATTTGGCCGCTCGATCCTCTGGGGTGCCGACTCCCCAGTTCCTTTCGTGACTGAGACCTATCGCGACGAAGCCCGCCGTAGCAACGTTCTGCGCGTGCGCCAGCACGTTTCGGAGAAGGTTGTTGACGGCAGCTCGATCATCCGCATCACGACTGGTCTGTAAGCGCTGGCGTTGGTGTTTGTGGTATTGGTTGTTTTGGTTGTTCATACCAAAAACCCACCCTTGAAAAAGGGTGGGTTTTTTGTTATTGACATCACCACCCAAGCAGACATGAACCAAAAAAACCGCCTTGTCGCAGGCATGATTTGCGGCAACGAAGAAGAGCGCATCGAACGATGCGTTAAGTCCCTGCAAAAAGTATGCGATGAAATTGTTATCATTCGCGCAGTGGGGTCACTGCAACCAGACGCAACGAAAAGCATTGCTAAGGGGCTTGGGTGCTACACCGGAGAGTATCTCAACTCGCCACTGTGTCGGCATTGGCCGCATCTCGACGACTTCGCCGCTGCGCGAAATATGGCATTTGAGAAAGCCTACGATCTGGCGGGCGAGAACGGTTGGGTTACGTGGGCGGACTGCGATGACGTGCTCAAAGACAATATGGTGGAGCCAACACTCAAAGCCCTGCGCGACTGCCCGCCTGAGTGCGACTGGATTCTAAGCGACTACGTTATTCCAGAACAAAACAAGCGCGCTCCCCGGGAGCGGTTTTTCCGTTATCACACCGGGTGGTGGTGGCGCGCCGTGCACGAGAATGTCCACCCAACGAAAACGATCAAAATTCACATGCGCAGAGACGTTGAGATCCACCACATGCCGCCGCTCGGTCAACGCAAAAGCAATGAGCGCAACCAACGGA